GTCCCGTTAGGGAAGATTAGCTAAACTAATCTCTCAAATCCACGAATGAATTGAGGTCTCTTGACGAAGAACTACCGGCTGACGTTCCTTATCAGAAACGACGGCTTGGAGTTTTCTCAGACGCTGACCAGTTAAATTGGAACGGTAATTTTTCGGTTTCGGTAAAAGCGTTATCCAACGCAAAATACACGAATCAGAAGCTTTATCCCAATAAAACGTATCATCATCATTCGTATTTGCAGCCCTCATTGATTCCCAATAAAAAGCACCTTGCGATAATACAGCACGGTCTCTGGGACGCAAATGAAGGTAAGCAAAACACCATGTGCCATGATGGCCGTGATGAACTTCAAACCAAGGAAGAAGAAAGTCCTTGGAAGGAGAAGAAGTACGAATTCCAGAATAATCTGGATAAGATGGGGGTACCTGACAAATAACATCAGTTACTCTAAGCAATTCGGACAGGAGCCACTTGTAAGTGATTCCAATTTCCTCTTTGGCCCATCTGAGCATAAGCCCATTAATCGTTTTGAACACCAACATTTCGTATTGGCGTCCCGATAGCATTTGATGTTGCCCCTCCGGTTGGAAAGGACGAACATCAATGCCGCAGTAGGAGTCGCTACCACAGCTCTCACGAAAACTTTCATGTACAAAAGTTTTGTCCGTATTAAGGATAAAACCGATGTCCGTGAATACGGCTTTGATATACCCATGTAATTCCTTAGGGTATATTAAGTCATCACCGTAAACAGACACCCTACCCTTTTTACAGCCAGTGAGTTGTTTTACAGCTTGAATCAAGCTGTAGAAGAGAAGAGTCTGGAGCTGAAACGTAAAACCGATGCCCATTGTCATGAAAGATTCAAGACGATAGGTGTCATCATCAATTTTCACCTTTGTAATTCTACCAAAGTTTAAGGCATTAAGCCAATCCCTTGGTAACATCTTACAAAGTAACTCCCAAGTAAAAGAATCACTTGCTGACGACAAATCAGCCGTAACGTGACTCAAGTCCTTAGAATAAACATGGACTAAATCGCGGTGTCTCTGTTGTAAATGAGAGACATTAAGATTTATACTTTTAAGACACTCTTGGATATATTTCCCTAAACCGTAGGTATAAAAAGATCCTACAATTGTATTGGGCATAATAGATCTTAGAGACTTAAAACTCTTCGGAACATTCGTCAATCTTAACTCGTCACATTCACAAAAAATGGGTTCGCAACCTTGTTCTTGGTTTTGACCACTATTTATTGTGTCAAGAAGGATTTTATCTCCTTGTAGGTAGCTTTTAAACCACCTAATGTGATCACGTGAACCGGTAATTGGTCCTGACAGTTTGTTATCCAAGTATGAAAGCTTGGCTGTCACACCGACTGCCGCACGCTTACCGAATTTACACAAAGTGAGGTGTTTTTCTGCATCAAATTTTCCTAAAACTCCCTTAACAATCAAACGAGCACGTCGTAAGACAAGCTCAGACCGATATGGGATAGGTTTCTTTGTTGCTATACGCAATTGTGTTGCTAGGAATTTTGTACATGTTATTTCATGCAATTCCTGTTGCGTATATAAATCCTCTTTGAAACGGTAACGTTTGAAAAGACTATCGAGTTGATACCGAGCCTTAAAAAGGTATTTCGGTACCCAATAGCTTACGTCGGAAACAAGAGTTCTGTATGCCGCAATTCGATTACTTTTAATATAATCTTCATGTGGACAGAAATCCCTTGTTCCAAGATTACTTTTCAAATCTTGAGCTAAGTTGAGCCAGAGGTTTCTCATTAAAACATCTGAATCGTACAATGGTTTTTGGTACGATTTGCTGGACATAGTATCACCAAATCCTAGTTATAAAGCGTTAAGGTATCGTTAGCTTAAGCTAAACTGCCAGTGCGTCGAAATGCCAGAAAATCGGCATCAGTAATAATTTGAGCTGCATATGCCCAGAGCTTATCTTGCTCGGCCACAGTCATCTCGGGATATTCTTCGCACGAAATACGTATAACGGGAAAGCCCTGCTTTCCGGTACTAAGGATTTTGGGAATAACAACGGAAATAGATTTCTTACCTTTTCCGTATGTTCCAGTAGCAGTGTCCAATTTAGGTTGGACAGTTTTAAAGGTTACCCCAGGCCTGACTCGGAAG